CTTGAATACGATTTAATTTTTTTGATATTGTATAAGAATAAATTAACAAGTAACTTTGAAAAGAATTACAGCGAAATAATGAAGGAGCAATGACAATAAAACAATTAATATCAGACAAAGTTGCATTAATGGATGCTAATAATGAAACGTATTCATTTTTACATTCAGAAAAAGATTGGCAAAACCTAAATGCAGATGAAGAAATCCTTCCTGCTGTTTATATGGATATGCCTATTAAGTACAGAACAAAAACAAGTGTAACTGGATATAAGGAAAAGACCTATATTTTAATGCTTCTGTTTCTTTTTAAATCTGAATTGGATGATTCACCAGGTCAACAAGAAGAAACGTTCTTAAAAGCAGAAAATGCACAACAACAATTTGAAATCATTTTGGATAATGATTCAGATAATATTTCAACATGGACTTCTGGAGAATGTATTCAAGTTTTAAATCTATTCGATTGTAACATGAGTGGAGTGATGATGCCTTTGGAAGTTACTTTGAGAAATACAGATTCAGTTTGTTTGTAATAAATAAAAATATTAATAAAAAACCTTAAAAAGTAAACCTATGAGTTTATCAAGACAACAAAAAAGAGCAATGTTTAGACGTTTAAACGATAATGCAAAGATGCAAGTAGTTCTGGATCGTATCGATAATGTAAACGATATTGAAAAATTAAACGACTTTGAAATTAAAAGAAGTAATCGTTTAAAAGATATGGCATTCGCTTTATTAGTTTTTTGTAGTGGTATTGTAATGATTTCAATTGTTACTTATTTTTTCACTAGGTGAGAACTAATTCAGAAATATTACAGCAGTTTGCAGATGTAATCGTTCCAGAAATGAAAGCAGTTTCAAAACGATTTGCAGATTCAATCGAAGCAGAAGTAACCGACACAAGTTTGGTTATAACTGCTTCGCCTTACATTAATGTTTTGATTGATGGTAGAAGACCAACAAGAATTGGAGCACCAAAAGGAAATCCAACGCTTCAGCAAATAATAAGAAAATGGATTGATGAAAAAGGAATAACTCCAAGAATTGATAAATCTGGAAGGCTCCCAACAAAGGATCAACTTTCATGGGCGATTTCAAAATCAATTCATTTATACGGTGATAGACTTTACCAAAGAGGTGGAGGTAATAACATCTATGATAGCATTATTACACCTCAACGAATTGATAATTTATTATCTTTATTGGCAGACCAATATTATACGATAATTAAAAGCATTACAGTGAAATGAGTTTACAAGTAATTAAACAGCCATTAGTTAATATCAACGGACATCTTTCTAAATGGAACAGCGTTCACCAATCAATCGAATTTCAATTACAAAGAAGTGATTTTGGTTTAACTTTTAGACAAAAAATATCTGGATTTGTAAGATTAAAAATTGCAGGAACAATTCCTTCATCAGTTCAAGTCGGACATACTTTGAAATTCAAAACTTTGAATGTTGTTACAACTGCAAAAATAACTCAATTAATACAGCCAAATATTATCGTTACAGATTCAACACTTGCAGGAACTGTTTATGGTGGTACAGTAATCTTTACAGAATCATATAAAAATTACTATGTTGAAACTGAAATTTTCGGAGTTAACGATTCAAATGTTTATGTAAGTTTAGGAACTTCAAGAAATACACCAACTCCAGAAGGTATTGTAAAAATAAATGTTCAAGAATGGTTAAGAACTCAAACCGAATTTGAAAATCAATTTGCTTATAACGTAATCAACAAAATGATTAGAGGTGAAGGAACAAGATTTAATATTCGATATAGGGAAAACTATAATGGAAATACTTATGGTTATTCAACGCTATCATCTTTAAATTTATTTTATTGGAGTAATTCAGCAAAACAAATTCAAGAAGCTTACGGGCAAAATATGGGTGATTACGTTCCAACATTAGACAATGCAAGAACTCAAAAAGCAAAGTTTCAATCTGTATTTAAAAAACCGACTTACTTTCCTGGTTATCCTTTTTCAATGAACTTTATTTATTCTGATAATTTAACAAGTTACCAGATAATAAGAAAAGAAAAAACATTTAATTTGAATGGAGTTGAGATAGCAGAAACAAGTACAAACTTATTAATGAGCCAAAGACAAAACGCGAACAGGTTAATGTTGAAAGAAGGTTATACTTCAAATGTTAAAACGATTGATTTGTGGCTTGAATCTGGATCATTAAATCCAAATGATGCTTTCAATAATAATGGAATATTTACTCCTGCAGTATTTAATCCTTTTAAACCTTTGGAATCAATTTTCTTACCTCAACAATTTGAAAGATGATAATTACAGAAATTAAAAAAATAAAAGTTAATCGTGAATGCGTAAAGAATCCAATCTTCGTTTCATGGTTGAATACATATGGAGGTCGTGAACATTGGTTATTTTCTGGAGTTCAAACAATAGGATTAACAACAAGCGAGAAAGGAGAGTTTGAACCTTTCATTACTGATTTACAAAATTCAAGAGGGCAAATAAAAACAACTGAAATTGGAGCAGTTCCACAATTAATTGTGAATGCCTATGTTGATATTGAAGATGTTCAAGGATTGAAAACAATTCTGTATTCAACTTGTGTTGAAATGTTAATGAACCCAAATGAATGGAGTTCAACAGTTGCACCAATTTGGCAAATTATAAGACCGAAAACTGGATCATTTAAAATTTCCAACACGAATGAAACTCATACAACAATAGAAATATCTTTTGACTTACCATACATTTACACACAAAGACAATGAATCAATTAATTGTTAACGGTAAAGAAATGATTTTATCCGATCAAACAAGGATTGGAATAACATATCAAGCGAATAACATTGGAGAGCTTCAGAATAGACAAGGAACGTTTACAAATACATTTAAACTTCCAATCGTTCGTGAAAATATTGAAGCATTGAAACTTGTTAATCAAATGACAAGTACAACTGTTTTGCCTTATAGAAAATTATCTGCAACATATATTGAAAATGGTATTGAAATAATAGGAAATGGAACAGCTACGATTGTAAGTATTGATTCAAATTTCATTAATATGAACATCATTTCTGGAAATGTAGATTTACTTGAAGCAATTGGAGATTTAACAGTTGGAGATTTATATTTAAATGATCAAGTTTTTCCATGGACTATTGATGTTGCTGTTTTATTAAGAAGTGGAACAGCATATCTTGTTTATCCATTAGTTGACTTTTATATTAATGAAGATAATATTTTTGATGGTGATACAATAGTTGACATTCGCAATATGTTACCATGTTGTAATGTAAAAGAAATGTTTAATAGGCTTTCAGATTATATTGGATTTAATTTTAATGGAGATTATTTGACAAGTTCAGAACATTCAAAAATGATTCTTACACCTTCAGATTTAAGTGTAAAAGAAGAAAACCTTTTATTACTTAAAACTGGATCAACTGATACATTAGGAACGTGGTCAAAAACAATAACTACAATTCATAATGCTACAACGAATGTTGATTTCTATACCGATCCAAGTTATAATATTTCAGATGGAGATTTTTTAGGAAATTCAGTAAATGTTTTAAATGAAGTAAATGGAACATTATCATTTGTTTCTGATATAGCAGTTATTTATGCTTCAAATGTTGTAAACGTATTAGGTCAAACATATAATTATGAAATTACAATGGTTTATCAAATCGTTGATGATCTTGATGTTGTTGTTTCTGAATATACAGAAGCTCCTCAATATGTAACATCTTTTCCTACAACTTTAAATTATGTTGCCAATATTAATACTGGAGATATTCTTTTAACTCCTGCAAGAACATATAGAACAAGAATAAGATTAATATGTGATGCAGTTCTTGGAGATACAAATATTACAGTAAAAGCAAGTACTTCTTCAAGTAAATTTACATTTACTCCTTCTGGAAAAATTACTCATTTAACTGATACGAATTTTTCTGATTTATACAGAATGAAGGTTAAGGATGTATTAAAAGATATTTTGAATTTAAGAGGAGTTGTAATTCAAACGAATGGTTATACCAGAAACGTTCAATTCAATTACTTTGATGATATTATAAAAAATAAATCGATTGCAGAAGATTGGAGTGAAAAGGTTCAAAAAGGAAGTTTAGCAATGAGCTTTCAATTTGGAAATTATGCACAAAAGAATTGGATGCGTTTTAAAGATAGGGATGATGTAACCGATCAATTAGGAGATTATTATTTTACTATTGACAATGAAAACTTTGAAGCTGAAAAAACAGTTGTTCAATTAAATCATCCTGCAACAGAACAAGCAGGAAAATATTTAGGGTATAATATTCCAAAGGTTCAAGCATTTGACAATAATTATGTGTGGAACAAACCAGATTGGAGAATCTTACAATTAGAAGTTCAGAATACTTCTTTCAATGTTGCTTACACAGATGGAACAACAACAATAAATAAAAATACTTCAATCCCTTTTACAAAGTTTGTTGGATTTGAAAAAACAATTCCAGAATTTTATGAAGCACTTTCTGGAATACTTGACAAAACAAAAGCAATTAAACTTCCAATTAAACTTTCAGCAAAGGAAATTTCGGAGTTGAATTTCATTATACCAAAATATTTACACGTTCCAGAAATTGGAATTGATGGATATTTTTATTTAAACAAAATTGAAAACTACAAAGGAGATATAACTCTTTGTGAATTTGTACGATTATGAGCGAAACAAAAACAGTATTATTAAAAGTTGAACTTGATGTTGCAAGTTTAAAAAAGAATAGTGAAGAAGCTTCAAGGAAATTAGAGGAGCTTAAAGTCAAACAAGCTATTCTGAAAAACGAAAATAAGCAGGGAACAGTTGAGTATGCTAAATTAGCAAATGAAATCAGAGCAACTTCAAAACAGCTTAAAGATAATGCAAGTGCAATTGAAATTAATGATAGATTAAGTCAAAAAAATACTGGATCAATTGTTGAGATGCGTGAAGCTTTAAAATCTGGAATAATTGCATTTAATAATTTAACACAAGAACAAAGAGTAAATTCAGAAGAAGGAAAAAGACTTCAAGAACAAAACCTTGCATTGAAAAAATCAATCAATGAACAAGAAGAAGCAGTTGGAAATTTTACTGGATCGGTTGGTAATTATGCAAAAGGTATTCTTGGATTGAAACAAGAATTGAAAGATTTAAAAAGTCAAATGGTTGGTCTTGATGCAGGATCAGAAGAATATCAAAAAGCAACACAAAGAGCAGGAGAACTTGGAGATAAAATAAAAGAAGTAAATGAAAATGTTAAGGCTTCTTCTGGTGGAACTGGTTTTGAACAAATGTCTAATAACATTGGATTAATAAAAGGAGATCTGGAAAATTTAGACTTTGCAGGAGTTTCAGAGAAAATGAAACAAATGGCTGTAATTTCTAAATCAATGACATTCAAAGAAGCTTTAGGTGGTTTGAAAAGCATGGGATCTGCATTAATTTCATTAGGAAAAACAATCCTTATGAATCCTATGTTTTTAATGGTTGGAGCAATTGTAGGAATAGTTGCAGCATTAAAGATGTGGAATGATTCAGTTGAACAAGATGCAATTCTTGCTCAAGAAATGCACACAGCAGCAATTGAAAAAAACTTAAAAGCTATTGAAAGACAAAAAACAAATATGGCAACAGTTTCAGACTTAATAATTAAAAGAGCTGAACTTGAAGGGAAATCTTTGGAGGAAATAAATGCTTTAAAGATTGAAAACATGAAGAAAGATAATGCCTTACTTCAAAAATTAGCAGATGAACAATGGAAAAAAAGAGAGGACACAATAAAGCAGTTAAATGTTGCAATGAAAAAAGGTACTGCAGACGAGGTAAAGGAATTAGTTGAAAGGGCAAACAATGAATTGGAAGCTTATCAAAATTCAAAATTTGAACTAGACTTATATCAAACAAAAAAATCATTAGCAGTTAAACAAGCTTACAAAGATATTGAAGAAAGAGATAAGGCACACAATGAAAAATTAAAAGCAGAAGCAGAAAAACAATATAATGATAGATTAGCAATTGAAAGACGTTTAAGTGATTTAATATTGCAAGGAAAAGAACTATCCTATGAGCAAGAAAAACAGCAATTGGATGCAAAGTATGAGTTTTTAACAAATACCTCAAAAGATAATGCAAAAGAATTAGTAGATATTGAATCAGCAAAATTATCCGAATTTCAGCTACTAAATGATAAGCATAGACAAATTGAAAAAGATGCAGTAATAGAAGATTATAAAAGACAAATTGAAGATGCAAAAGGAAATGATAAGCAAATTGCAGTATTAAAACAAAATAAAATAAAAGAAATAAAAATCATTGATGATAAATATATTAATGATTCTAAAAGAGCAGAAATTGATTTAGCTAATTTCAAACTGGAAACAGAAAATAATATTGAAAAAGAAAAAATTGAAATTAAACAAAAAATCGCATTACTTGAAGCAGAAATAAATTTAGAAAAAGTAAAAGGAACAGAACAAGAATTTAATGCATGGAGTGAATTACAATTTGCAAAATTCAGAATACTTGAAGAAAATTATAATTTAGATTTAGAGAAGTATAAAGATAATGCAGATAAGAAAAAAGAAATTGATTTAGAGTTCCAGAAAGATTCATTGGAATTACAAAAGCAAACTTTTAATAAGCAGGATGATAATTCTAAAAAACAAGTTGAAAAAACAAAAGAACAAAAGAAAGATGAGATCCTGGCGATTGTTAACGCTGCTCAACAGCTTACAGATTCTTTATTTCAGATTCAACAAAATCAAATTCAAGCTGAATTAAATAAGGATAAAGATAAATATGATGAAAAACAAACTTTATTAAAACAGCAACTTGATGCAGGGATAATCTCTCAAGCTGAATTCAATGCTCAAAAAAGTAAACTTGATTCTGATTACGCAAAGCAAGAAGCAAAATTAAAAAAAGAAGCTTTTGAAAAAAACAAACAAGCTCAATTAATTAATGCGATTATAGCAACAGCGACTGGAGTTGCTCAATCACTTCCAAATTTAGTTTTAGCAGGAATTGCAGCTACATTAGGTGCTGTTCAAGTTGCAACAATTGTTTCACAGCCTACACCAAAATTTGAAAAAGGTGGTATGTTCGGAGGTAAACCACATTCTGCAGGTGGAACGAAAGGATATTTTGATGATGGAACACAAATTGAAGTGGAAAAAGATGAAGCATTCTTCATTCTTAACAAACGTTCTTCTGCAATGATTAATCAATTAAGCAACTTAAATCAGTTAGGTGGTGGAGTTTCTTTCTTTCAGAATGGTGGTGGAGTTAAATTTGCACAAGGTGGAGCAGTTGGAACTGGAATAAGTACTTCGATTGAAAACAGAATTGAAATGCAAAACCAAATGATTAGAGCTTTTCAATTAATGCCTAATCCAGTTGTTGCAGTTCAAGATATTAATGATGGAGTACGAAATTATGTTAACCTTGTTAATAGAGCAGAATTTTAATACCTTTGAAAAATGGCAATAGATATTTTAGATAAATTACACGAAAGTGGAGAGTTAAGAGAATTGGTTCATGCAGGACTGATTTCTCATAATGTTATTTTTTGGAGGAAAATTTACCATGCTTACCATTCACAAATGGAAAAAGGTGAAAAGAGTACTCAAGCAGTTTCAGATGTGGCAGATGTATTTGGAATATCTGATAGAATGGTTTACAGAATTTTACAAAGGTTTAAATAAATAGAAAAATGAAAATTTACAAAAAAGGAAATTACATTTATATCGTTGACAATAATGGTGATATAAAGCAGGATCATGCTAACGAAGTTAAGGTAACAAAAAGCAATGTATCAAATGAAAAATATACTATTTATTCAGATGATTTAGGATTGAATGAAGTTGAGTTTTCAGAAATCAAAAAAGAAGATGGAAATGCTTATGCTAGTGTTTCAGCTTGGGAACTTTGGTATGCTGAAAATACGGGTTTTAATCCAGCTTCGGGAGGTAGCGGAGCAGGAACAGTAATTAATACCGTTTCAAATTTTTCAAGTTTGCCAGATGCAACATCCTATCCAAATGACTTTTATTGGGTTTCTTCTTCACAAGGTTATAGAATATTAGGAACATATAAAGCAAATGGATTATATTATTCAAATGGAACTTCTTGGGAGTTTATTGATGCTCCAACAACAGCAACACAAATTGAAGTAGATGCAGGAACGTTAACAGAAAAATATTTAACTCCTTCAACTTTTGAAAATGCAAGTAAATGGTCCACAAAACTAGATGCTAATATTTCAATAAATGCTTTGAATGATGTTACAATTACAGATGCCACAAATGGTCAATTATTGCAATACAATTTTACCACTTCTCAATGGGAAAATAAAAGTATTACAATTGGGAATGGTGATATGCAGAAAACAACTTATGATACTGATAATGATGGAATAGTTGATTATTCTGAAACTGTGCCCGTAGTTGTAAGAAATAATAGTTCAGTTGATACTTTAAGAAAAGGAACGATTGTTTATTTAAGTGGTTCAACTGGTTACAGACCAAATGCAATAAAGGCACAAGCAAATGCTGAAAGTACATCTAGTGGAACTTTTGGAAGTGTTATTTCAGATATTGCACCAAATTCAGATGGATTAGTTTGTGCAATGGGAACGCTTCATAATTTAGATACTAGAGATACTGCACCTTTTCCATTTACTGCTGATGTTTTAGCTGATGGAGATGCTTTGTGGTTAGATCCAAATAATGCTGGTTATGTAACAAAAACAAAACCACAAGCTCCAAACCATATTGTATTTATTGGAATAGTTGCAAGAACTTCACCAACATTAGGGAGGATTGTTTATAGAATTGTAAATGGTTTTGAATTAGATGAATTACACAATGTTAAAATTGATAGTGGTACATTAGCAAATAATGATATTATTCAGTATAATAGTTCAACATCTTTATGGGAAAATAAACAGCCTTCAAGTGGTGCATCATTTATACCACAACTTACATCAAGTGCATTTCCTGGTGGATATTATGCCAATAATGGTTCAGCTACATTTTCGGTATCTGGTAACGTATCAACTGCCGCATTAAGTGGAACCGCTGCCGCAATTTCAATTACCAATACTTCTATTATAACAAGAACAATAAGAACACAAATACCTACATCATCAACAGTTGGTTCAAAGGCAGGTATTAGAACGGCTTCATTAAGGCATTCAGTTGGTCAAGGTTTTAGCTTTTCGGTTGGGTGGTGTATTCAAGATGCTGCATATGTAGTTGGTGCAAAACAATTTCATGGATTACTTCCAATTTCAACTTTAAGTACAATAAGTAATTTAGTTGATGTTGTTTCTCTAACCAATTTTATTGGTGTTGGTTCAGATGCAACAGATTTAAACTTACAAGTATTTTACAATGATGCCAGTGGAACAGCTAGTAAAATTGATTTAGGTGCAAACTTTCCAGCAAATAGAACAGTCGGAGCAACATTAGATAAATTCTATGTATTTGATTTATACAATGAACACGATTCAATGCAGGTTAAATATAGAATAACTGATAGAGTAACTGGAAATGTTGCACAAGGAACATTAACAACTGATTTACCATTAGATACTGTTTTATTGGCACCACAATCAATTAGAACAAATGGAGTGAGTGCATTGGCAACGGTTACTCAATGGTCGCATTTAATTACTTATTCTTTATAAATTATGGAACAATTTAACGTGGAGATTCATAGAATAGTTGATAATAATAATGGAACTTTTTATTATGAATTATCTCCAACAAATTTGGCATTAAAAGATTTTTTACTATACGGTCATGATGATGTAATAGTTGGAACTATTGCTGAAACAGTAGCAGTTGAAATTGAAACTCATAAATCTGAAATGTTTGATGTTTTACAAACTTATTATCCAGATATTGCAATTAATTATTATTTATAAATTATGGAAAAATTAAAACACGGAGATATTTTGCATTGTTCTGGTCAAAGCATTATTTCAAAAGGTATAAAGTTATTTATACAAAGCGAGATTTCACATACAGCTTTATATATTGAGTTAGATGGAAAACCTTTTATTATAGATGCTCAAAAAGATGGGGTAAATTTAAGACCATTTGATAAATGGATGGCGAAGTATAAATATAAATATCTATCAAGCTCTCCAAATTGGGAGTTTGATCCATTAGAAAAAGCACTTTCAAAATCTGGAACTACTGGATATGATTTTGAATTATTTGTTTTGCGTTACCCTTCTAAAATAATCAAGGGTTTATTCACGAAAAAAGAAATCAAACTTCGTAGAGTAAAGGATGAAAACAAAAGAATGATTTGTTCTGAATTTGTTGCATGGGTTTTAGGATTAGATAATCCACAAAACTATACTCCAAAAGATTTATTAAAATACTGTATTCAGAAAGGTTGGTAAACTTCTAAAAAATTAGATAAAGAACTATCTTTACTTCCGACAAACAATTTTACACCTCTACTATTGAAAGCCTTGTTTAGATTCTTGTAATCAAGCAAGGCTTTTTCTTTTGAATTTCCTTTTATGTGTGGATGATCAATTAAATCAACTCCATGCAAAATAATTTCTTTTGCTCCAAGTTTATAAGCCAAAATACAAGCCACAAATGGAGAATTATTTGAATAACAAAATTTATCATTATCAAGTTCATGAAGAAAACCTCTTCCAATATTAAATTCAATTAATTTGAAACTTGGGATCATCATTCCCCAGTCAACAATTTGAGAATAGAATCCTTTACATTTTGTTTTTAAAATAGTTTCAAGCCTATCTTTTGGGAATGCAAATAAATGATCAATACAAACAACATAATCAGTTTTATAATATTTATGAATATCATTTACTCCAATTGTAATATTATTATCTGGCTTGTAATATTCTAAACTATCACCCAATCCTAAAACGTGGACTTTCATACTGACAAAATTCGTTCATTATTAAGGGGCAAATATAATAATATCTTTGAATACATGATAGGACACGTTTATATAAAAGGACAAATCGGTAACAGTTATGATGAAAATGGAAACGTAACTGAAAGAGGTGTTGAATTGATAGATGTTGTTGAGCAAGTAGAAGGACTTGGTGAAGTTGAGCAGATAGTATTCCATATTAACTCACAAGGTGGGTATATTACAGTTGGGGAATCAATTGCAAATTTCATTAAAAGCCTTCCAAATGCTGTAACTATTGCAGAAGATTTATGTGCTTCAATTGCAACAGCTATTCATTTAGCTGCTCCATTGCAGAATCGTAAAGCAATCGAAGGAGTTTCTTATATAATTCACAATCCTTATTTTCAGAATGTTTCTGGTGATGCTAAAAAGCTTCAGGAATATTCTGATTCGATTAAGGAGAATGAAAAAGAACTTGTTTCACTTTACGCAAATGCAACTGGAGTAAGTAAAGAAGCAATCAGTGGATTAATGGCAGTTGAAACAGCATTGACTTCTGAACAATGTTTAAAGATGAAATTTATCTCTGAAATTTTACCAAAGGAAAACGTGCAAATGGTTGCACTTATTTATAATGAAAAACAAAACGAAATGAAAAAACCTCTTTTAGAAAGAACGAAAGAAGCTTTAGCAAAGTTGGGTTTATCAAAAGTTGCAGAAGGAAGTAATAATGAGGGAGCGAAAGCAATGACATTTGATACTGAAGATGGAACGATTGAAACTCCAACAGAAGAATTAGCAGTTGGTGATGTAATCACTTTAAATGGAGAACCTGCAAATGGTACTTTTAGAACTCCAGATGGAATGATTGACATTGTTGCAGTTGAAGGATTAATTACAGAATTAATTCCAGTTATGCCAGAAGATAATGCAAATGCTGAATTGGAAACATTGAAAGCAGAATTTGAAGCATTAAAATCTGAAAATGAAACTTTGAAAGCTGAAAACAATACTTTGAAATCAGAATCAGAAGAAGTTGTTGCTGAATTGGAAAAATTGGCGAATGTAAAAAGTACATACACACCACCTGCTCAAGCACAAGCATTCAGAAAGGTTGAAGATAACAACTCTAAAAAATCATTGAAAGAACAAGCTCAAGAAAAAAGAGCAAATTACAAACAAAAATAATTTAGAAAAAAGTTATGGCATTAATTACACCAGCAGACTTGACTTTCAACGGAGAAGAAATCAAGCAATTAAGTGAAGCAGTTTTCGAGAGTGGATTCTCAAAACCAGAATTAAGCAAGTTCCACACAATAGTGAATGGAGTTGTTGCGAAAAAACAAATCGCTATTTTAGGTCGTTTATCTGGAATGGTTGGAAAAGGTTCTGGAGGTTGTGCTCCTGCATCTGGAACAAATACAATTTCTTTATCAGAAAAATTTTGGAATCCTGCTCCAGTTTCTGATCGTTTAGAAGCTTGTTGGACTGACTTACAAGAATCATTCTTTTTATATGGTTTAAAAGCAGGAGTTCAAAAACAAGATTTGACTTCAACAGATTTCTTTAATTTCGTTTCTGATTTATTAGCAGATGCAATTCAAGAAGCAATTTACAGAATCGCATGGTTCGGTGATGTTGATGCTGCAACAACAACTGATTCTCCTGCAGGAGTTTTATTTGCAGGAACAGATGTTACTTATTTCAATAAAATTGATGGATTCTGGAAACAAATTTTTGCAATTGTTTCTGCAGATGCTACAAGAAAAACAACTGATTTAGCTTCTAAAAATGGTCAATCTACTTATGCACTTCAAGAGTTCAATTCAACTGATACAACAAACAAAGTTGTTACAAATGCTCTTCAGAATATGCGTTACGGTGCTGATTACAGATTAAGAGAAAAAGCAAATCTAGTTTATGTTGTTACTCAATCAGTAGCTGATCAATATGAAAGAGAATTAACTTCTGCAAATATTGCTTTCACAACTGAAAGATTAGAGAATGGAATTACATTGTTAAAATCTGGAGGAATTGAATTATATGCTTTCAATTTATGGGATAGAATCATTCGTTCTTACTACAAAAATGGAACAAAATACTTCTTACCTCACAGAGCTGTTTTGGTTACTCCAGAAAACTTACAAGTTGCAACAGAAGAAGCAGGATCAATGGGAGAATTAGATGTTCATTTTGATAGAACAACGAAGAAAAATTACATTGACTTCTTATTCAATATCGATGCAAAAGTTGTATTGGATTACGAAATTCAAGTAGCTTACTAATTTAAAAGGGGAGCATAAAAAACTCCCCTATTTTTTCACTATTAAAATTTAAAAAATATGTCAACAGTATGTGGAGAGATTAGTGCTAACATTTCAAAAAGTTGTACTAATCCATTACAAGGTGGAACAAGAGATAGAGCAGTTGTAATAAACTTTGAGGATGTTGCTTCAGTTGTTTACAATGGAACAAATACAGAAGTGATTGAAGATATCGTTCTTGTTTCTGGTGCAGTTGCTTACCAAATCGATGGTAAAAACAACTCTATTGCACCAAAAGCTTCAATGGTTAAAGTTGGATTTAATAAAATGTTTGATCATACAGTAATGATGAAAGGTTTTGATATTTCACCTGCAACAAAAGCTCAATTGAATGCAATGAAAGACGGAAAATTCATTGTGATTACTGAAAACTATTTCAGAGGTACAGCAGGAGAATCTGCATTTGAGGTTTATGGTTTAACAACTGGACTTGAAATGACAGTTATTGAACGCGATCCAAATAATGCAGATACACAAGGTGCATTTGATTTCACTTTCTTTACAGATGTGAACAAAGAACCACGTTTACCAAATTCATTATTTATTACTTCTTATGCTTTATCGAAAGCAGTAGTTGATGGATTGTTATAATTCAAAATAAATCATTAATTTTGAAAGGGAAAGCATAAATGTTTTCCCTTTTTTATTATGAGTGAATTAGAAGAATTAATCGACAGAGTAAAAAGTTATGAATGCACAAAGCATTTATGGAGAACAAAACACGATTCAATTGAATTTATTGAGGCAAGTAAATTAAACAGATTATTAACTGGCATTCCATTAAACAAAGCCTTAAAATGTGAATGCGTTGAAGATTTATTTTTTATGTTAAAATTAGATAATACAAAACAAAAAGCTATGGAAAAGGCAAACAAACAATTTCACTTACAAAAAGGTAAAGTGATTCAAAGTTATGGAAATGATATTATTTCTGAACATTCAAGTGATGAACAATTAATCGAAGCTTTAAGAAGTAATCCTGCATTGATTAAATTCTTTGATAAAGTTCCAGACAATTGGGAACAAATAATTAAAAAAGGTGTTAGAGTTGTACGTAAAGCAAAAGAAATTGTTTCTGAAGTAAAGGAAATTGTATCTGAAATAAAAGATGCAGTTGAAGATGTAAAAGAAAGCACTACATTAGTAAAGAAAAGAAAGCCAACAGCAAAAAAATCTTAATAAATGGCAAAGGTAAAAGCGACAGCCGACAAGGTAGAAAAAAGAATTACAGCAGTAGACAATAAATCGCTTGGTATTATCAATTATGATTTTGATAATCTTTACCCTCAAAGGATCAATGATATTGTAAACAATTCTGGAACAGCAGTTACTTGCCTACGTATGTATTCAAAATATGTAATGGGTGGTGGTGCAAAAGATGAAATTTTCTACAAATCAAAAGTAAATTCAAAAGGACTTACAGTTGATAAACTGATAAGAAAAATGACTTACAGTAAAGGAAAGTATCAATCGATTGTTCTTCATGTGAATTATAATGGATTACTTCAAATTACTGAAGCTTCAATTGTTCCTTTTGAGTATTGTAGATTAGTTCCTCAAGATGATGTTGATAATTCAGGAAAAATTGCAGTCTATGATGATTGGGGAAAGGTTAAGAAAAAAAGTATTGATAAAAAGAAAGTTGATTTTATAAATATTTACAATCCTTCAAACGTTTTACAAGAAGTTGAAGAAGCAGGAGGGTGGGAAAACTATAAAGGTCAAATTCTTTATTGGACTCCAGAGGGTTTAGAATATCCACTTGCTCCTTATGATTCTGTTCTTGAAGATATGATGACTGAAGGACAATTGAAATTCTTTAAAAACAATACAGCTTCAAAAAACTTTCTTGCTTCACATTTATTGATAGTTGGAAAATCTGAATCGGAAGATGATGCAGAAGAATTTGATGAAAATTTAAGAAGGTTTCAAGGTGGTGATGGAGCAGGAACATTACTTGTATTGGAAAGGGAAAATAATGATGAACAAATTGAATTGAAAAAAGTTGACATTCAGAATTACGATAAACTTTATGAATATACAGAAAACAGTTCAAGGGATTCAATTATTAAAAACTTTTTGATCCCTCCAGTTTTATTATTAAGAACTGCAGGAAGTCTTGGAACAAGTAAAGAAATTTCAGATGCTTCGGATCATTACAATACAATCACATATGATGATCGTTTAGTAATTGAAGAAATATTAAAAGAAATATTCAGTAAATTTTATTACAATATTTGTCCTTCAGATGATTATTCAATTTTACCATTGAAATATCGTAAAGCAATTGAACCAGATTATTTCCAATATTACACTAAAAATGAAATTCGTGAAAGTAATGGTGATGCTCCTGCAGATGATTTAAAATCTGATACAACTTTACTTGCAGTAACTCTTGGAGTTGGTGGAACACAGGCATTGACTTCTTTGCTTTCTGATCCACTTTTAACAAACGAACAGAAGAAAGGTTCAATGATGGTATTATTTGGACTTACAGAAGCACAATCAAATCAAATGTTAGGATTATAATGGAAACAATGATTAGCATAAATGATATTAAGCAGTACAAAAGTATTTCTTCAAATATCAATACTTTAAAAGAACTTGATCCTTTTATTCTTGAAGCACAAGATTTTGATTTACGTGCCTTCATGGGAGAATCTTTTTATCTTGACTTTATAGATGATTATTTTGCTTCTCCAAGTTTGGTTAAGTATTATGATTTATGGGAAGGTCAAGAATACGAATACGGAGGTTACAGATATAAGCATGAAGGATTGAAAGCAATTTTAATTCATCATTCTTATGCACGTTTTCTTTCTCATACGAACGTTACTTCAACTCCTTATGGTATTGTATCAAAAACAAATCAATACAGCGAGAAAGCAGACGAAAAAACAATGTCAAGACTAATCCAACAAGCGAGAAGTTCAGCAACTGTATTTGAAGAAAGAGTTGAAAAATATTTAAACTGGCATTCTTCAGATTTTCCATTATGGAGAAAGTTAAAAGGACAAGAACAAAAGTATAGAAGTGGTGTAAAATTTAGACAAGTATAAAAATGAATACAGACAATTTAATTTTAAGGCAAACAGATTATCCACCATTAGTAAACAAGGATGATTTTTTAGACAATGCCGACTTTGATAGCAACATGATCAATATTTATGATGATCTAGTTGCTTTATGCCTAACAAATGGAGTTATTGCATACGATATTTCAACTGAATATGATGATGCAGTAATTAATTATGTAACTTATGATGGAAGGCTTTGGAAATTCGTGAATGCTGTTCCTTCTGTAAATGTAACACCAGGAACAAATGAATCGTATTGGATTGAAGTATTTCCAACTGAACTTGCTCATAGAAAAAATTCAGATACAATTCTTGATGAAGGTGGAACGAATGAAGTTACAGCTTCAGAAATTCGTGCTTTCATTGATGCAGGATTAACTTCAACAACTAATCTTTCTTTATCAGAAAAAACAGATGTTTCTTTAAAAATAAATAGTTCAACTGGAAGTGATGTTACCTTATTAGGAGCAACAGAAACAACAGCAGGACTTCTTATTTCAGAGGATAAACAAAAGTTAAATCAATTATCTGGAATTAATTCTGGGGATCAAACACTTGAATCATTAGGAGCTGAAGCAACAGCAAATAAAGTAATTGATTTTTCAGTAATTGATAATATTACTTTTCCAACAACAGAAGCAGTTGCAGATAAAATCACTTCAGATGTTGTTGATCTTGTTGATGCTCAATTGACTAATTATGCAACAACTGTACAATTAGCAACAAAAGAAAACACAATTACAGCAGGAACAACAGCTCAATACTGGAGAGGTGATAAATCATGGCAAACATTAGATAAAGCAGCAGTTGGACTTGGAAATGTGGTAAACGTTGATACAACAAACGCTTCAAATATTTCTTCTGGTACTATTGGAACAGCAAGAATGGGAAGTGGAACAGCAAATTCAACAACATTTCTTCGTGGAGATGGATCATGGCAAAACCCTTCTTCTGGTGGTGTTTGGGGTATTGCAAATTCAAGTGGAATTTATACATATTATACAACTTACGCATTAGCGAGAGTTGCTGCAACAAGTGGACAAACAATAGAACTATTTGCAGATATAGTAGAAACCACTGATGTTTCATTAATATTAAAGAATGGTGTTAATATCCAAGGAAATGGTCATACATATACTTTAACACAAGCAAGTACATCATCAACTATTACTGATAATGCAGTTGCTTGTACTTGTGATGTTTCAAATATTATCTTTAAAAGAACTGGAGGAACTGCATCAACATCAAATACGGCAGCTATTTTATTAAGTGGTGCATCTAAAATAACTGGTAATGCATTGTGTTCTAGTTCTTGTGGTGTTTCAATATTAATAACCAATGCAGCTGCTGAATTAAATGGTTTCAATGGTGTAACAACAACAAATTATCATGGTGTTTATTCTAATGGTATATTGAAAAATGTATACGGAGAAACTAATTCTGCAGATTACCATTATTCAATCTATTCAAGTGGAACTTCTGTAAATTGTCATGGTTTAGGTTTTAATTTATACCAATACTCATTTTATAATAGTGGTATTTCAACTAATTGTAGTGGAACAGTAACTGGAAATTTCGGGGGTGGTTTTTTTAATGATGGTGCTACTGCAATTGCAACTAATTGTAGTGGCAAATCAGTTGGCACTATTGGTTTTAGATCAGGTGGTGCTGCTATTAACTGTGTAGGTGTTTCAACATCAGGTAGAGGCTTTTCTGGTCAAGGTAATGGAAATATTTTAGAAAAATGTTCTGGTTATAGTTCTTCAAATGTTGGTTTTTATTCTTATGGTTCTAGGGCTATTGATTGCACTGGTGTATCGATGTCAAACATAGGGCTAACAATTGAAAATGGTAATGATAGTCAAGCTGGATGTATTAATTGCACTGGTGTATCTTATGGAAATGTAGGGATTTTTTGTAATTTCACACCAAATAACCTTGGTGTTGTAACTCCTAAAGCGATTTCATATTATAATAACGCAGCTGGTCATGCTTTACAGATTGGTTCATTTGGAAATACAGTTATTAAAGGTTATTTAGCAGCTGGATCTACTGCTGCTAATTGTATATATAGTGCATCAGTAATTTCAACTAAATACGCTCAAAATACTTATGTAATAGCAACCACCCCAGTAAATGCAAATATTACACAAACAATGGTTAATACTCAAGATACTTACGGTAATATATTAATATAATGATGGAAAAAATTGATGTTATAGGAAAAGATATATTAATTTATGATGAAAATTTTAAATTAATAAATTCTTTAAATTTAGATACATTAGATGGTTTAGATTTAACGTATTTAGATGGTTGTAAAATGTTAACATTTAACTTAACACAACCTATTAAAAGAGTTATTAAATTTTTTGAATTAAATGCTTTAGAAGCAACTGCTGAATTTGGAGAGTTTATTTATTCAGAAATGACAGAACAACAAAAAACAGATTTTGATAATTTTATTTTATTAATAGAATCTTTAATCTAACTGACAAAAGCCAAGCATTAATCTGTTTGGCTTTTTGTTTACATTTGTTCAATAAGCGATTAAAGGATGAATGCAGAAGATTATATAAAATTAGTAATTGGATTAGTTGTTGCTATAATAGGTTACTTTGTAAGAGATTTAGTAAAACAGTTAAAGGATTTGAATAATAATGTCAATTCTAAAACAATTAAATTTCATGATGAAGTAAGTGTTTTAAAAAGCAAAGTAAGTGCATTAGAACAAGCCCACGATACTAAATTTGATAATCTGGAAAAGATAATCGATCTGAAGTTTACACAACAGAATCAAAACATTGAGGAATTAAAGAGTGCTGTTCGCCATGCTGAAAGAACTATTAACATGAATGCTACTGCCTTTGTTGATCTTTTAAAGGAATTAAAAAAAAATAATATAAATTTATAACTATGAAATTAATAGATAAAGTTCTGGCAGTATCTTCAAAAAAGAATAGAAGAAAAGGACAATTAAAAACAATCGCTTTGACTCTCCTGGTGGCTGTAAATAATTCAAACATATTAACTCCATATCCAATACTCAAAGAAGTTGTTGGAATTGCTGAAGGACTTCTTTTAAGAGAAATTGCAAATCATGCAATTGTTACAAATGATTGATTTAGCTCTTTTTTTTCTTGGATGTTTAATTGTTATATTTATACTTTCAAAAATTGATATAGATGAGCAACGTTAAAAAATACACCGATCAACAAATATTAAATCAAGTCAAAGAATTAAAAGGATTCAAACATTTCCCCTCTAATTTCTGGATTGTTGGAATAAGATCAAATGAAGATGCAAATGATGTTTATGATGATAAGTTTTATTTCTTTAAAGGAATAGAATTTATTTCTGTAACTTCTGGAACTACTAACAAAGGAAATAAGGGAACAGCTGTAATGTTGGAAGGAATTTATTATGATTCTTATTCATATGGATTACATAGAGGAAAAATGCCTTCATTAAAACAAGTGAAAGGAATTAACTATAAAAGAGATTTCACAAACGATTTAAAAACTAATCCAACAACAGAAACTTTTTCAAATATTATTGGAATGAATATCCATGCTTGTTCATATGATCTTACTTTAAATGTTGTAAAAAAAAATATTGGAGGTTGGTCCGAAGGTTGTCAAGTGATGAATGACATTAAATTTTATTCTGAAACTTTTATTCCCATGATTAAAAAGAATGGATTTACAACTTATGTTTTATTAAATGAATTTTGATATTAAATAAAAAACACTACATTTGTCATGAAGCGACTTTTCTAGCAATTAGCTTTTTGATTTTTTTTTGATTCCGAATAGCACTTTATTAATTTAGAGTGCTATTTTTGTTTTATGAGATTGGATCAATTAGAAATGGAACTTAAAAAGATTGAAATACCTAAATCAATCAAAATTAAAAGCGACTTAAATATTATAGATTGCCAAAAGTTTATTGATTCTCATTTAACTATTCTGAAGGCAAATTCTGGAAACAAACGCTTCATTCCTTATTACAATAGATTGATATTATTTTACGAAAAAATAAAAAATATTTAATTATTTTTAATAAATAGTTTTTATATTAAAATAAATGTTTATATTTGAAAAAAAAAACAAATATGAAAAGAGTTAAAATATCAATGAACAAACAATACTGGATCGAAGGTGTTGTTGCAGGATTCAATCCAATTACAGAAAGATTCTTAATTGCTTCGCCACAAGATGGAAGGTTGTTAGCTTATAATTTCATTTCAGATTTAGATGAAGAAATTATTTCAGAATCAGAACTTGAACAAATCAAAAAAGAACAGAAGGAAATTGCTGTTCAATCATTAAGTAATTTACGATCTAAATTTTCAGTATAATGTTAGAGCTAATCAAAGAAGAAATTAATTACTTGGAAGAAAAATTAAATCATTTAGAATGCTTCCTTCCAGAAATGGAGGGAGCAGAAAGAAGGGAAGCAATTTATGTTGCACAAGTCTACAAAGAAACAATTGAAAAACTTAAAAACAGATTATAATGAAAAAAGGATTTGATACTTTATTTTGTGAGAAAATTAAACAGCAATCACAATCAACTGCAACTTGGGATAGTAACAGTTACAAACCAAAGAAAGAATTTGGATCAAAGTTTTTGAAAAATAAATTAAAAGAAATTCAAAATGAAAAAAGTCGCATTAATTAGTTTTATTCTTTCAACTGGATTGCTTATTTATTTATCGATTCTAAACAGTCAAAAAGAATACCATTATAAAATAGTACACTTCAAAGAAGAAACAAGCTCAAATCGAAGCTTTGCTATCAAAAAAGAAAAAGAAATGATTGATGTTTACTGTTTTGATAAATGTAACAAAAAAGAACATCATGGAAATTGTTTAAAATGTAATAATTAAAAATCAAAATAAAATGAAAATCGAAATCAAAGCAAAAGAACTGGTGGAACAATTCAGAATGGACAACACTAGTGAAGGAGAAATAAGAGCTGTTAAGTGTGCTTTAATATGTATTGATGAGATCATTCAAACTTGTGCATTAGATGAAGATTATAAAGGTTGGGATAGATTAAATTCAACACATCGTAAATATTGGGATGAGCTTTATAATGAAGTTGAAAAATTGAGTAGTAAGGGAGCGAGGCAGTGAGCTTTAAAATAGGTAGCGTTGTGTACAAACGAAAGTTAATGACTGCTTTTCTACTACCTGCCCTTATTGCTTATATTTGCTGTTATGGGAATGGTGGCTTTAGTTTCTAGGAACTATTTAGATAAGATAAGCTGTTGGTGTATTGATTACCTCGCAGATAACTCAAATCAGCCACTTTACCATAACGTTTTACAGCTATGCGAAACGGCTCTAAACACAGTATATGTCAAGCCGTTTTGTATATCTGTTGTTAGTAGGCGTTTTATTCACACAGTAAATTAAAATTTAAAAATATGATTTGGTATAAATTAGAAGTTAAAAAACCAATAGCAACTGAAAGCGGTTGTTGGGATGGTTTAAAGAGTGGGAAAGTATTAGTGTCTACTCATAGTGGCAAGTATCATGTCGCAGAAATGTATGAGGGTACAATTGATGGTTCATATTTTTGCGATTTTTATAATGAAGATGATTATGAAGTTCATAATGTAAATTTTTGGACAGAGATTGATTCTCCGTTTTAAATGCCTACTAACGTTCGAGTGCTTGGCGAAGAAGTGAATAAACAAGCCTAAAACTTCGATTAAGCCTAAAAATTAAAAGTACAAAACAAAAATTAAATTAATAACCGAACCCTCTTTTTTGCCAAACACTTGTTATAGGCAGTTATGGGTTGTAAAAAAAATAAATATGAAAGCAACTAAAGCATTAGAAAAGACCTTAAAAGCAAGGGTTAAAATATTGTATAAAAATGCAGTTTTAGAAATTAAAAAAGCGTGTAAAAAAGGAGATTACAGTTGTAAAATAACAATTATAAATTCATTAGAAGATGAAAAAGGACATTCTATAAATGAAAAGCTTTTTGAAAAATTACAACTAAAAGGCTATTGGTTTGGAAGTATTGAAAATCACACTTTAAGAAATACATTTTGGAAAGATAAAGAATTGAAACAAAGTGATTTTATTTCTAAATAGAATAATTGCCTATAACGTTTTGCAACTAACCGATGCAAGCCTAAGCAGTATGTACGTTCGGCTTGTAGTGGTTAATTGCTGTTAGCACCAGTTTTTAATTTAAAATTTAAGTATTATGATAAAAAAAGATATAGAACAAATATTTAGAAATAATCAATCAAACTTTAGTGAAATAGATATTGATAACTGTATAGATGATATTGTAAAATATATAGATAATAAATCCAACATAAGATTAATGAACTTATCAAATGTACAACTTTGTCCTGTTTGTAAAGGAAATGGTATTGTTGATAATGGATTTTATAATCAAACATCAGGTAATTGGATTTCAAGTGGAACTTGTACAGTTCAATGTCGTTCTTGTTATGGTAAAGGATATGTTAAGTATTAGCATCATTTAATTGGTGCTAACGTTTTGCAACTAGCCGATGAGGGCTAACAAAAGATACTCATTTGCCCTTATTGGCTAGTTGCTGTTGGGCGCAGTTTTTTAATTTTAAATTTAATAATATGTCAGAAAAAATAATTTGGATTTCTATCGCTTCTGCAAATGATGAAAATAGAATGTTAAAACCACACGGATATATTGATGATAAAATGAATGGTAATATTTCGCTTTGTGGACGTATATCTATTTACGAAGATGAGAAATTATCATTCAACGAATTGGTAAAGAATTACAAAGATGAAGTTTTAGAATTAGGAAAATGCAAACATTGTGAACGTGTAGCTTCAAAGGTGTAGTTCGTCCAATTGCGCCCAACTAGCTGATAGGCGAAACACGTTACGCAAATACATACAACAATTAATACATAAGCGAATGAAATGTAAGTGTAAAGGATTAAAACCAGGATCAGTAATTGCGAAATGTATTGAACCAAAAATAAATTCAGACTTTATAATCAACAATTTAAAAGAAAAATTAAAAAATTATAAAAGAATGTTTAATTAATTAAAATAAATAGTTATATTTGTAAAAAAAAAGGAAATGGAAAAATTAACAATAAAAGAATTTTTTAAAACTTTGATAGCTCAAAAAGGAATGAGCATTAAAGATTTAGCAGAAGCATCTGGAAAATCAGAAGCTAATGTTTCAACTATACTTTCAAAAGGAAAAATAAGTATGGTAACATTTGAACAGTTCATGAATGCTTGTTCTGAAGATATTACAATTGTTTTATCTAATGGAAACAAACATACATTGACAATTAATAAGTAATCTTTAAATAAATAAATATAATGGAAAATCAAGAAAATCAAATCGAAAAATTAGCAGGAACAAAAGTAAGTTTTGTAATGCCAGACACAGAATCACTTGGTCAATTGGATTCAATGGAAAAACAGTTCAATCTTACAATGAAGTACAGAACAACAGATGATTGGGCAGTTCTTAAAGATATTCCAGTTCGTGCCTTTTACATGGGTGTTAAATCAATTCCAAATGAAAATGGTGAACTTGTAAATTGTGGAGTATTCATCACTCAAAAAGAATGTTTTATTTCTGGTCAAATGTTGTTATTAGATGCAGTTCAAAACTTGATCCCAAAAACTCCGATTGAAATTATTTACAGAGGTAAAACAAAAAACAAAACCACAGATGGAATGACTTGTGTTTTTGAAGTTTCTAAATTAAATTAATAGAAATGTTTAGCGAGATTTTAAAACAAATTGAGCAAGAAGTTGGGGAGTTAGATTTTAACTCCCTTTCTTCTTATGAATCACCTTCTGATTTGAAAAGAACTGAATGGTTGATTAAAAGACGTGGAAGGTTTACAGCAAGTGAATCAGTTCGATTAATGGGATATGAAGATAAACTTGAATTTCCAGAAGGTGCAATGACTTATGCAACCGAAAAAGCACTTGAAGTTTTAACTGAATTCGTACAAGATCGAAAGATTAATTCTAAATCAGTTGAATGGGGAAATTTAACAGAATCAGAAGCTTGTGAAGTGTTCATGGAAAGATTCAATATTACAGTTGAAAACTATGGAAGCAATCAAGAACTATTTGAAAAAGGTGAACATTTATCTTGTACTCCAGATGGAATAATAAAAGATGAAAATGGATTTATTGAAGCAGGAATTGAAACAAAATGTCCAGATTCAAAAACTCATTTATTTTACATGGATCAATTGACAAATGAAACTTTCAAAAAACTATGCACAAAGTATTACTGGCAAATTCAAACTTGTATGTATGTAACAAATGCAAAGTTTTGGTACTTCATTTCCTATGATCCTGCATTCAAAAAAGAATCAAATCGTTTATTCGTTTTAAAAATAGAACGTAATGAAGAAGATATTGCGAAATTTAGAAGAAGATTAGGCCAAGCAATAAAACAAAAACAAAGAATATTAGAAAAATATAATTAAATAATATTATTAATTAAATAATTCTTTATATATTTGTAAAAATTATTAACGTTTAAAAACAAATCAAATGCAAGAGTTAGAAAAAGCACAAGAAAAGAAAATTTCAATTAAAGAAATTATCAAAGGATCAAAAGGAGAATTAATTTCACTTTTAGATTTCAATGAAACAAGCGAAGTATTGACTTCAATTGCTTCAAAGTATGTTGATCATCAAGTGACAGATGAAAACTTTAAAGAATCAAAAGAAATACGTGCAGAAATTAGAGATTTCAGATATTCAATTCAGAATATTGAAAAGCATAACACAAAACTTTTAAATGATGCAAAGAAAATTCAGAAGGATGCTTCAGAAAAATTGATTGGTATTATTTCACCAGTTGAAGATCGTATTGATTCTCAAATAAAAGAAATTGAAAACAAAAAACAACTTGAAAAAGAAGCAAGAGAAAAAGCAGAAGCAGAAAGAGTTGCTAGTATTTCAAGAAGAATTGCAGAAGCAAGAGCAGGAATGGAAATCAAGTTCCAGATTGGTAAAACAGAAGAAGATTTAAAATTATTTGATGCTTATATTCAAACGTTAAATGAAACAAAAGAATCTTTTGAAGAATTTGAATTTGAAGCTGAAGATTTGATACTGGAGTTCACGGAAAAAAGACAAGTGATTGTTAATCGTATTAATGAACAAATTCAACTTGAAGCTGAAAAAGTAAAATTGGAAGCTGAAAAATTAGAGCAGGAAAAACTTCAAGAACAATTAAGACAACAACAAGAAGAAATCAACAAGCAAAGAGCTGAACTAGAAGCAGAAAAACAAAAAGCTAATGAAGAACGCTTGGCAAAAGAAAAAGCAGATCAGGATCAAAAAGAAGCTGAAGAAAAAGCAAAGCAACAAGCCGAACTTGAAGCCAATCAAAAAGCTGAAAAAGAAGAAAAAGAACGCTTGGAAGCTGAACGATTAGCAGTTGAACAAAATATTGCTGAACTTTCAAAAGATGCCTTTGAAGTTCTTAAAAACAATATTGAGAATGAAGTTGAAATTTCAGATTTAAAACTTCATGAAAATCAAATCATTTCAAATTCATTTGTGATATTCTATGCAGATATTAATAATGCAATAGAAAGTTTAAAAGAAAGATTATTTATTAAATAATATCGTGAAATAATGGAAGCAATTCAAATCATTCAAGTTACAAAAGATGAGTTAGTTCAATTGATAAATGAGGCAGTAAAAACTCAAATAAGTGAAACTCAAATAAATGAAACTCAAATAAAAGAAACACAAACTGTTGAATTTCTTACAAGAAAGGAAACGGCAAAAATGTTTGGCATAAGTACAAATTGTTTACATAATTGGGTTAATGATGGTATAGTTAAAATGTATAAAATGGGAAATCGTAGTTTTTTTAAGTATTCAGAATTAATAGAAACCCTTTATAATAATAAGAAAAAGTAAGTATTCTTACTTTTATATTTATTATTAAATAATAATTGTTATATTTGTGAAGTAGTTCGTGCAGGAACTTAAAAGAAATTATTAGTAAAGCCTTTATACGAGTAGGACTGCACGCCGAAAGTATAAAGGCTTTCGTATTTAATAGGGTGCAGATTATGAAAGAAACAAAAAAACATTGTGTTTATATCTTAATTAAAGATAAAAAACCAATTTATGTTGGATGTAGTTCTAATATTAAGAATAGAATAATACATCATAAAAAAACAAAATCATTTGATGAGTTCTTTATTCTAAAAGAATATAATTCCAAAAAAGACGCTTTAATTGCTGAAAACTCATTAATTAGATTTATTTCTATTTTTGGAAGTAAAGAATGGGTAAATTCAAAAGATGCTATGTTATGTTTAACTGGTGAATTAAGAGGTTTTAATAATTGTTTTTATTTACAGTCATGACAGAAGATAAAAAAGGTTTCATTCTGTATAAAGATTTAATTCATACAGTTGAAAAAATGCCAGATGATAAAGCAGGACAATTATTAAAGCATATTCTTTCTTATGTTAATGATAAAGATCCAGAAACAGATGATCTTATTATTCAATTAACTTTTGAACCTATTAAACAGCAATTGAAAAGAGATTTTAAAAAATATAAAAATAAATTAGATGGTAAATCAAATGCAGGAAAAATAGGAAATCTTAAAAGATGGCACAATGATTTATTTGAAGATTATGATTCTGGAAAAATAACTTTAGATGAAGCATTATTAATCGCAGAGAATCGCAAACAATCGCATAGCGATGATGTGCAATCGCAAACTATCACAAAAATCGCTCTTAAAGATACAGTAACAGATACAGATACAGTAAAAGATAAAGTAAAAGATAAATTAAATAATATTAATGATCGAAAATTAAAATTTTCTTCCACTCTATCACCTTACTTGAATGTTTATGGTAAGGATATGTTAAATGACTTTTATAAATATTGGACTGAACCAAATCAATCAAATACAAAATTTAAAAAAGAATTAGAAAAAACATGGAGTTTAGAAAGAAGACTTGAAACATGGGCAAAAAACGATAAAAACTTTAAAAACAATGGAAAACAATTCACAAAACCAAATGCTAACGAAGCACTCGAAAATAGACTTAAATCTTATGCTCAATCATTCGGAGTTAATCAAGAGCCGACTGTTAGCGAAACCATTTCTGAACGGACAAGCTTTGACGATTACGAAGAAATCCCTTGAAAGTATGTTTATTGAAAGTACACTTGTTTCTGAAAAGCAAATTGAAGCAGGATTAACTTTAATCACATACGCTCAAATGTGGATAGGAGTGAATCCACAAAATATAAATGATTTACTAATTCAAAAAGCGGTTGAGTATTTAGTTTTAAAATTTCCAGAATTAACTTTTCAAGATATTAGAAATGGATTTGAAGAAAACAATACAGAAAAAATTCCATTTGTACAATTAACAATTGAAGAATTAGTTGCTCCAGTAAAAAAATACATGAGCAAAAAAAGATTAGTAATCGAAGAATTAAAAAATATAGAAAAAGAAGAAATGGAGAACAAGGTAAATATCCAAAAAGAAATCGAGTTCAAAGAACATTCAAAACAAAAGTATCTTAACTGTTTAAAAACTGGAATAATTGACATGGATGTAAACGAATGCAATGCAATAGTTGGAAACATGAAGGAAGCTTACATTGAAGAACAACTTGCTGAACTTAGACCGAAAATGATTGCTTTGGCACAAGATGAAGAAAGAAGATTGAAAATTGAATCGCAAGATGATCCAATGAAACTTTTGATTATTCCTTCACTTAAAAGATTGTCTGGAATGTATTTCATCCACCATTGCTTACAACAGCGAAAGAATTATATAGAAATGTAACTATCTTTACAAGCAACGTGAAGAAACGCGTTTAAATCGCTTGTAAATGGAAATTAAATTAAATGAAGGTTGTAAACTTTTTATTTTATCAGATAAAGGAATTGAAGAAATAGAGATTGAAAAAGTTGGAGTTACATTCAAGGATAAAATTCCAACTTATTTTTTGAAAGGTGGAAAAGGAAATGAAATAATTGTACAATCTTTAAATAAGAAATTTGCTTCAAAAAAATTGTTAGAAATATTAATCAAAAAAAGAAATCAAAATGGACGAAATCAATGAAATAATTAACTGGTATTGCAATTTACCAAAAGATTATAGTAACGTAAATGAATTAATGTACCATAGACAGCGATTAGTTGGATATTATTTTCATTACGCAACACAACTTGGAGAGTTAAGAAAACTTTGGAACGTGGCACAAGCACAAAAAGAAAATGAACTCGCAAAACGTGAAATGACTTCACTTGAAAAATCAAGTACAAAAGCAAGAGTAATTGCAAAAGCAAATACAAGTTCACTTCTTACAATAGAAAAACAAGCTGAAGGAAATTATTATGCTCATAAAGAAAACCTGGAAGCTATCAAAGAAGTTCTTTCTGCAATGAGCCAATCAATAGCAGTAAGCAGAAACGAATGGATTAATAGAAATCAACAACATATTTAATAAATAAAAAAAAAATGACACCAAAAGAAAAAGCAGACGAAATGTACAATAAAATGGATAATGTTGTTGGTGGAGGTAATTATGATGCTAAACAATATGCCTTAATTGCAGTTGATTACGTTATAAGATTATCTAAAAGATTTAAAGACCCTTTTGTTATTAAATACTGGGAAGAAGTTAAACAAGAAATAAATAAACTATGAAACAAACTTGTAAAAAGTGTAAGAAGGAATTTGAAGCTAAAACAAAAGTTTCTTACTGTTCAAAAAATTGTGCTTACAATATAAATCAAGCAATAAACGAAAGAATTAATAAATTCAATAAGTTAGAAAATGAATAGCTATCAAAAATTAAAAAAGAGAGTTGAATTGTTAGAATACATAGTTAAAAGAAATGATGCAGAATTAGAATACCTTTCTCAAAATGTAGATTTAACACTTGATAGAAAAGTTCAAAATATTTTATTACCATATCGGTTACGTTCAAATTTAAAAAGAGAAGTTGAAAAAATTATATGGAGTGGGGACGTAGGAGAAGTCGGTGGAATTAGTAAAAAAGAAAATAATACAGATGAAAAATTTGTATTAAAATCTAATGGAATAATAACTAGTATTCAAAAAGATGAGATGTAAGTGTTGTAAGCAGAAGTTTGAACAGAAACGTTTCCTTCAAAAATATTGTGATAAAAAAGAATGCCAGATTGAGGAAAGAACTCAACTTGCATTAAAAAATCTGGAAGGAATAAAGAAAAAGAAGTTTACTGAAATGAAAGTAAGTGCTTATTCAAGTAAGTACAAAGATGAACTTCAAAAGGAAATAAATAAGTTGGCCAGAATGATTGACTTGAAATTTTATTCAACTTGTATAGATTGTGGAAGGATTTTAAAAGATGATGTTCATGGATCGCACTACCATAATGTTGGTGGCAACGAGAATATAAGATACAACTTACATAATATTCATGCGAGTTTAGGTCATTGTAACGTTTGGAGTTCTGGAAATAAACAAGGGTATCAAAAAGGATTAATCGAAAGATACGGTGAAGAATATGCAGAATACATTGAATTTGGAATAAAAGAAAAATATAAATCAATGCACTTTTCAAATAATGAAATTTATGAATCCATTCCAGTTGTAAGGAAGTTAATAAGAGATTTTGAAACATTCATTTTTAATGATCCAATACAAGCTAGAAATCAATTAAATAAAATAATTAATCTTTATAAATAAATGGAATCTAAAAAATGTTTCACTTGTAAAATAGAAAAGCCTTTGGATCAGTTTGATATTGACAGAATGAAATACCAACTAAAAACAGATAAAGGAACTTGCAAAGTATGTAAGGATTGTGAACTAAACAAAGCATTGAAAACTCTTTCTGTTATTAGATACAACTTTGAAATAATGAAATTTGAAGTAATCAATTTTGATAATACAGCTGAAGTTTTAAATTACTTTAATAAAAAATAAATAAAAATATTTATTAAAATGCTTGTTGTATAAATAAGTTTGTTTATATTTGTAAAAAAAAATCAAAAGTTATGTATAATATTCCAGAAATCGAAATCAAGTACAAAAGTACAGATATTGAAAAAACCAAAATAACTTCTTCTAAAACTGCAGAAGAATGTTTTAGAAAAATGTTCAATAGTGATACCATTGAATATATTGAATCTTCAATTGTTATTTTCTTAAATAGAGCAAATAAAACAATTGGGTGGTACAAATTAAGTCAGGGAGGAATCAATGGGACAATTATGGATCAAAGGATTATTTTTGCAGTAGCTTTAAAATGTGGTGCAAGTGGAATAATAATTTCACATAATCATCCTTCTGGACAACTTTTCCCAAGTAGTGAAGATAATCTAATTACAAATAAAATTAAGGAAGCAGGGAAAATTTTAGATGTAACATTACTTGATCATATAATAATAACAGAAGATGGATATTATTCTTATGCAGATAATGGAAGTCTTTAAATAGTAATAATTTAAAATCAAAATCAAAATGAAATCAATTTGGATAGTACAATACAATACTGGTTACACTTCGGAAGGTTTTACTGAAGGATATGAAAAAGAATCAGATGCTAGAAAAAGATATAATAATCTTTTTGAAGAAATGGTTACTCCAGTATTAAAACAAAATAATGTAACTCTCGAAGAAATAGTTAGCAATGAAGAGTTAGCTGAAGAAAAAGATATTTTCATACTTGAAAACGAAGCATCTTTTGATGGACCAGAAGTGTATGAAAGAATATCAATTTATGAATTAGAAGTAAATTAATTAAAATGGCAAAAAGTTTAAACAAAGTTCAGTTAATCGGAAACGTAGGATTAATTGAAACAAAAAGAAATGATCAAAGTGTATTTACAAAAATATCCATAGCAACAAGTTATGGATATAAAACAACAACTGGAGAGTTCAAAGAAGAAACAAGTTGGCATTCGGTAGCAGTATATGGAAAACTTGCTGAAACTTGTGAGAAGTATGTTAATCAAGGATCAAAATTATTCATTGAAGGAAGGTTAAGAAATTCAAAATACATGAAGGATGGAATTGAAAGATTTTCAACTGATATTGTTTGCGAAAATATTATTTTCCTTTCTCCTGCAAAAAGTTTTACGGAACCAGATCAAAATACTCCAGAAGTAAATATTGAAGCACTTGATGAAAATGGTTTACCTTTTTAATTCTTGAATTATGAGAGCAGAAATAAAACAAATGAGCGTTCATTATAGAATCATGGAATTGTTTGGAAATAAAAAACCATTAACACAATCATTTGAAAAAGTAAAAGATTTAATTTCAGAATATGATCTTGCAAGAAATTGCAGAAAAAGAGAAATCGTTTATAGAAGACAGTTATTGATGTGGTATTTATGCCAAAACACCAAAATGACTTTGTTTGAAATAGGTCAAATGTTTGGAAAAGATCATGCGACAGTTATAAACTCCAGAAGAGTAATTGATGATTTCATTAAGTTTAGAGATAAACATTTTAATACAATTGTTTATGACATTGATACAGAATTAAGAAGTATTTTTAAAGTAACTCCTAACATTTAGAAAGATGCAAAGAATAGCAATAAACAAAGATAATTTCCACTTCAGAATAAAAGTCAAACATATTGGAGAAAGAGAGTTCGCAGGAGTGGTAATCGAAAGTAATAGAACAGATGTAAAAGTTGGGGAGCATTCAAATAGGTGGTTACTAAAATTGTTTGATATATTTGAAGAAGAAAAAGTGAAAGAAATGGATGCGATTCAAAATCCAAAACCAGAATTAAAAAGTATTCTTACAGAAGCAGAAAGCATTGTGAATGGTGATAGAGATGTTCAG